TAGTGAAACTCTTGGACTTGCTGGTCAAGTGGACTGTATTGCCGAATATGACGGAGTGCCGTCCATCATAGATTTCAAAACTTCCTTGAGACCTAAGAGAGAAGATTGGATTCTAAGTTACTTTGAGCAATGCACCTGTTATTCTTTGATGTATGAGGAAATGACAGGCATCAAGTGTAAGCAGATTGTGGTATTGATATCGGTCGATCACGAAGAACCACAGGTGTTTGTAAAAGACCGTAAAGATTATATGCCAGAACTGGCGTATAAGATAAAAAAGTTTAGAGAGGATACAGGGATATGAAATCTCTACATATTAGAAACGTAGCTGGTCAGTTCAATCTAAAAGGTAAAAAATATAAACTTCTTTCCTGTAAATGTTGCGTTTTACAAAACTTCAAGGAAAGAGAAAGATATAGGGAAGCAAAGAAAGAAATGAGGGAATACAAATGAGAAAAGTATATCTAGCAGTAGCATTGGTGTTTCTTAGTTTGGGTTTGTCTGGTTGCGTTTTGGCGACCGTCGGTAAGTGCGTTGTATGGGACAGTTCTAATAGACCGTGCCAGTGATGGACCTGGCGGTATACACGGACCAGATATAGAGGATTACGAGGAAGTTGTGGAGTAATGTTAAGAGAACACGAAATAAATCAACTCGATAACTTCATAATGGGATGGTATATTGATACAAACCTATGCGATCTTTTAATCGAGTATCATAAAAATACTCCAAATAAATGGCAAGCACATTCTGGATATGAGGGAGATATTAATCTATCAAACAAAAATAGTATCGACTGTAAGTTAATAGATGAAAACCTCTCTTTGAGATATTTTGATATCCTTCAACAATGTGTAGACTTATATTGTGGCAAATATACATTTTCCAAAACAATTCATGGATGGAAGACTATAGAATTACCTAATCTACAGCATTACATACCTCCTGATGGAGGATATCATAAATGGCACTGTGAAAGAGATAGAGGAGATGGCCCTAACGGCAAAAGAGTTATGGTATTCATGACCTATCTGAATGATGTTACGGATAAAGGTGAAACGGAATTCTATTATCAAAAGATAAAGGTAAAAGCAGAAAAGGGACTAACCTTGATGTGGCCCTCCGATTGGACATTTACTCATAGAGGAATCGCTTCACCTACACAGGAAAAATATATCTATACGGGATGGTTTAGTTTTTTTGAAGGGCTTGACAAATGAAACGACTTGTAGTATTATTATCATTATTCAGTGGAACAGCAATGGCAGCGGATGACATATCATGCGATAAGAAGACTAGCGATAGTCATATCATCCACTGTAAAGCAAAGAAGGTGATGGATGTTTCGTTGGTTTCTATTAACGCCGGCGAGTGTAACGCTCCTACATTTCACTGGCATGGTAGCGGTGAGTTTTCCATTCCAGGAACAAAAGAATGTGGCTACGTTGGAGCAGTCACATTATCAATCGACGGTCACAATAAAACCTTCGCCCCATTATAAATAGAATTGGAATCGTCTTCATCATGGATACACTCGTTAGACTAATTATCTAACATAGCGAGTTGGCCGACTAAGGGTATATCGTAACGTTCGGTATATCTGAATATCAAAGAAAGGTATGGTGGTTCAAGTCCATCACTTTGACGCTAAGAGTGTATCTTTGATGGAGACGCCTTCACCATAAGGAGTTTTAAACATGAAGAATACTATCAGTGATAAAAAATGTTTAAGATTCATGATGCTTCCTGTCTATAACCAATTTACAAATACTTGGATTATTGAAACGGAAGACGGATCGTTGAAAAAAATTTCTAATGAACACTACTATCAGTGGTTTAAAAAGTTTAAGACTCGTTATGATGTAGACGATAAATAGAATTGCCGAGGTCGTTGAGAGACGAAATATAGGTTTCTTGGACGTGGGTGCGATTCCCACCGCCTCCACCATAGATACACTGCCTAGACTGAAAAGATAGGAACCCGCAACTCTTTATGAGAAAAGTTGGAACAAGACAGAGGGTCCAACAGTGTATCTTTGATGGGGGCGAACAGGTTCGACGGGATACAGTAAGGTCGTAAGGAGACCAAAGGCAAATTGCAGGTGCAGCAAACGACAATGTACCATTTGACTTCGCTCTAGCAGCGTAAGTTCATTGGGTTTGGTGGTTTTCCTCGAAACAGAAAAATCACCTTTTATATTATGAACCAGAGGAACAAATGACCCCCGAAGACATACAGAAGTTTAGTTTAGAGATTGAGGAACTGGTCTATATGAAAGACATTCCTTATATCGATGCCGTCGTTATGTATTGTGAACAGACAGGATTCGAGATAGAGACCGCAGCAAAGTTAGTCTCGGGTGTTCTCAAATCTAAAATCAAACTAGAAGCCGAAGAACTTCACTTTCTCAAGAAATCTAATACCTCACAACTTCCTTTATAAAAGGGTTACATCATGTCCAGTGAAGAATTTACAGACAAAGAAGTGCAGCACATTGCCGATGTCAAACAGAAACTAGAAAGACTAATCAATGACGTTGGCCTTTATGAAAGAAGACATCCAAGTTGGGATAAAAGTGATACGGTAACCACTGATAGTAATTATAATAGAGAATTTATGGTCGTTGCCGGTGGTTGTATCTCATCTCTGCTAAGGGATGAACTCATCAACGACATTGATACCTTTCTTCTAAAGAATGAATCATTCAATTCTAAAAATCCCACGCCACATGAGAAATTTGAGAATATGTTTAGGCATAAGCCGGGTACATGGTCAGTAAAGTATCATCTGGACGAGGATGATGATTATAGCAATGAACATATCTTTGCTACCGCACGAAATTTCGATTCAAATGTCCAGTATATCAAGACCGACTTCACGGATCGCAAGACACTGATTGATCATTTTGACTTCATTCACTGTATGGCATCCTATCATGTCGGCAGACTTTACATCAGCCATCAGACTTATGACGCTATTATGAACAAGCACCTTATTGTCAATGGTAATAAGAAAGTAAAGAAGTGGCGTCTTGATAAGTTTAGACACCGTGACTGGAAGACAAAAGAAGACCTTTTGATTGACGAGCCAGTAAAGTCAAAGTCACAGTCACTAGAGGATATGCTTCGTAAGGTTCGTCTCGACGCTCCGATGAAAGTTCCTGACGCCGCTAATAAGGTCTGGTCAGAAGCGACGAATATGCACTGGCCAGAAGCGATGAATATGGACTTTCAGGAAGGAGCGAATATGCCTGCACGTCCGGTTGCGCCGTTCAGTCGGCGCTACAAAATATAGCTAATAGAAACAATTCTTATCTTGATGACCTCACCAGAAATGCGATGGTCGATACCGAAAAGCCATTTGAACTCGATGACATTATAAGCAAATACGGACCTAATTCGATGAATGAAATGGATGATATACTTCGTAATGATACTAAAATAACATTGGACTATCTAAAACAAACAAAATGAAACACTTCTCTGGTTATGGAGCATATCTGTTATTCTTGGCCTTGCGAACTCATTTCACCAAGGTCAAGTATGACTTCTTTCTAATGAACGGTAAACTCCGTGCTACAAAAGAGTCATATCTAAAACGCAACGATAAGGCTTTCTTTGAGAAGGTAGCGAAACTATACAATGCTGAGGAACTCAAAAACTTCTTCGTTGCTAATCTGCTAGAGGACCGTCATTACATTACCGAGATGATAGGAGAAGAAGCGCATGGAACATTCTGGGAGGCAGAAAAGAGAAGGCAATCACTCTCATACATTTTTAGAAATGATGTGGACAAAGTATTTGAGCATGGTTGTAAATATGCTTTTGATGTTGTCGATGGTGAGTATCCTTTCATTGTTACTCTTATTCTGCGGAAGTCTATTGCTCTGGAGTCTGCGGCAATTCTAAATGACTTTGTTCCTTACGCTTCAAAGTTTGATAAATACCTTGGCGATGATGATATCATCTGGTCAAGAGTTGCTTTGAAACTTCGCAAGTTTAGACCGTTCATAAAGTATGATGCTGAGAAGTTCAAAGCCATACTGAAGGAGAAGGTCAATGAAGACACTAGAAGGGAACGCATCCGACATATTGAAAGGGTGGGTTGACGGAAGATACGAAGTGTTCTATAAATATGATGGTTCTCATGTCTCGCAGATTGAAATCTATGAGACGGAAACAAAGACTAGCTACCTACCAAATGAAGAAGTGGAACACTATTTGGAGATTATTCTTGAATAAAGAAAGAAGACAGAAAAGATTCCAACAGAAACATCGGCATATTGAACGACAGTCATTCATCTATGATATGGTAATGGGTCCATATAAGAAATGGATTCCAGACAATACAACTAAGATGGCTGGTAAAGATTATGAAAAAACACCACATCGTTTTCACAAAAAGAACGCCTTGAACTGTGGTGATCCTAAATGTGTTATGTGTATGAACCCTCGCAAGGCATGGGGTAAAAAGACACGCCAAGAAGAAAAGTTTGAATGCTCCGCAGTTGAGCAGATAAAACGAAATCCGATTGGTAAATGGGAATGGGAAGATTTAAACGATCCTAATATGGAGTGGTGGTAAATGGGAATGGGAGGATCTAAATGATCCTGCCATTGATTGGTGACTAAATATAACAGAATTTTTATGATGTTTTTCCTGTGAGATAATTTAAAGTAAAATCATCTTGAAGGAGAAATAGATGACTACAGATGAACTAAAGAAAGCAATGGCGATCATTATCGATAAACACGAAAGCACCAGAGCATCAGAACTAATCTATCAGCTTTGGTACGATCACGATTCATTTAGAATCAAGAAAGGTAATCAGGTCGTTAGAAAGAATTTGGAGGATCTCTCCAAAGAGGTAGATATTGCAGATTACTTTCCTGCATAATTTACTTGACAGGGGCTTCGGCCCCTGTTATTATACTACTATTGTTATGATGATGTGGATAAGAAAACATACAACGCAAATACAAGGAAAATACAATGAACTTTTCAAACCTAAAGAAACAATCCAAAGACTTTTCTAACCTTCTCAAGAAGGTTGACGAGATGAATAAGCCCACCTACGATAAAGACGAT